ACTGCTGTGTTGTCTGAACTGGTGGTGTTTGTTAGCAACGCTCCTGAACCAATCGCTACGTTATTGCCTCCCGTGGTTACTGCCCCAGCAGCGTTATCACCCACTGCTGTATTATCTGAGCCAGAAGTCACTGCATCAAGAGCAGCTTCACCTATGGCTACGTTGTCTGTTCCTGTGGTTATGGCTGTACCGAGCGATCCAGAACCTAGACCGATATTGCCTGTACCGCCTGTCATATCTAAAACATCAGTAACGGCAGCGCCTGAACCTGCGCCATCGGTAACGACCATCTTGATTCCGCCATTCGGAATAACGACATTAGCGCCTGTGCCTTGAGAAATAGTGACTTGATAACCTGCACTATTTTGAATGATCCACGTTTTACTGACTGTGTTCGGTGCTAAAGTAACTGTATTGGTTGCGGTGATTGATCCTGCTAGGGTCATTGCATAGGCTCTGGCAGCATCTGATGCACCATCTTGTATTGTAATTGTATGTGAAGTTCCAGTGATTGTTTCGGAACCACTGCCCCATGCTTCTGCTATTAATTCTAAATTTGTATTGGTACTCGTTCCCCAAGTACCCGACTCATCGCCTGTAGCGATCTCTTTAAGCCTTAAATCATTTACGTAAGTTGCCATGTTTAAACGTTCCTCTTTTAATTAAATCATTTTTAAGCTACTTTATCCACCCAATTTGGTGTTTGCGATGGACTAACTTCGCTATAAGATGTTGTTGTTTTACTTATATCATTCCAATCTGTTGTTTGACCCGGTACTACATCCCCCCAAACTAATATAGATGTTATTTCACCTGTTCCATATACTCCTGTTAAGTCAACACCACTTGCTCCTGTAACACTAACTGAGCCTAAACTTCCTGTTAATCCATCCTGTGTAACTGATATAACATTATTAGTTACTAAACTTATACTTCCTAAAGCACTTGTACCAGCAAGACCTGTTGGATAAACATTCGCATCAGCAGTAACTGTTTCTTCGCCTTGCGATATAGTTGATGCTGTACCACTAACACCTGTAATTGCTGCTCCATTAACAACAATTGTTCCAACCGCACCCGTTCCTGCAAGCCCTGTTTCTGCAACATTAGCATCAGCGCTAACACTTTCAGTTCCTAAAGCAGTAGTTCCAGCTAATCCTGTAACAGAAACATTAGCTACTCCAGTTACAGTTTCAGAACCTATGGCTCCAGTAGCTGCAACCCCTGTTTCTACTACATTGGCATCCCCTGTAACAGTTTCTGTGCCTAATGCAGTTGTTCCAGCAACCCCTGTCTCTGTAACAATTGCAGCACCTGTTGCAACAACTGTGCCAACAGAGCCTGTGCCATATACACCTGTCTCTGCAACATTAGCGTCACAGCTAACAGTTTCAGTGCCTAAAGCCGAAGTACCTGCAAGTCCTGTAAGGGTTACAGTAACATCAACTTCAAAGGGTTCGCCCCAAGGACCATCCCCCCACTCAGCACGCCCCCAGCCGACAGCCATGCTGGTTTACGCTATTCTAATAATAGCGTTACTTGCGTCTGCAGTTGGGAAAGATATTGTAAAACTACCTGCTGTACTTGTCTTATCTCCACCAAAATCAAAAACCGCAACTGATGGATCACCAGTAGCTGTCTCGTTGAAAATCATGCAGCCTCTTGCAGTAATTGTACAAGTACCAAAAGTCAAGTCAGCAAAATCCGTAAACGCAGTTGTTCCAGAAGTATTTGGTTCTACTTTAGTTAAAGTACCACCCTTTGCTGTGTAATTGGTTCCCGTTGCTTCCTGCGAAGTAGAATAAGCAGTGGTAGAAGCAGACATAGTAGCAGAACTGGTGTACAAAGCCAGTTTGAAAGTGTTTCCGCCAGTCGAAAAATTATGCTTCGCCTGTAGAAGTTCTTTCTTAAAGCTAGTACACATTGCCTGAGTTATAGCCATTATAGCCTCCTAATTATATTTGCAAGGTCTTTATGCCCCTGCGATTCCAATTCATTACCTATTGTACACATGTGGTTTTTAATTGCCTCTTTCATGTAAAAGGTAATAATAAAATAGCACGATTTTTTAAAAGCCTGTGCCTGTGCTTTTATTAGATCGGGAGCAGTATCTGCAACCGAAACCAATTTGTTTGTAGCCATTTCAGCAACTTCTTCTACTGAATGACCTCTATTATGTGTTGTTGTTACACCTAAATTACCTATAGATATTTCAAATGGCTCAGTTTCCATTAGAATTTCTCCGGTTCAGGTGGCAATGGGTCTTCTCTACCAGATATACCATAAGGAATAGCATGTTGCTTAACTACTTCAGACCACTTACAAACATTCATTCCATTGCCATTAATATAAGATACCATTGGATCATTTAAACGATGATAACCATATAATTTATCCTTTATATCAACATTAGCGTCTAACAAGTTTGATCTCGTAGCTATAGATACTTCTATATTTTTTTCCATACATTTAGCAAGCCAAAATTCACAACATCCTCTACCCATTTCTGCAAAATATAAATTTTTCTTATATATAAAATCTGCACCAAATATTTGAACTCTTCCAACTTTATTCCAATAAGCAAATGCTATTGCATATGCAACTGTATTATTAATATACCCACAATGTGAATCTTTAACTACAGAATCTATCGGATATAGTTCCAACGCAGGAACTTTTTTATCTAGTTCAGAAGTGTAAATAGGACATTTGGTTTTGGGTAATACTTCTCTCATCATTTTAGTCATATCACCAGCATCATTAGTATCAAAAAATCTGGAAACAGGGTCCATGACAAATGCTCTATCTGGTTTTGGTATAACACCAACCATAGCATTAATAACCCAAGTTTCATCAAATTTCTCACTATGAGTTATCGCCAAATGATAATCTAATTGACTTTCACCCATTGCAACAATTGCAATATTTTTCCCTTTAAGTTCTTTTATAGGTTTCTTTAACATACTTATACACCTTCAATTCTTATTTGCCCACTACGATAAGCATCTTTCCTATTTCTACCATCACCCTCTATAATCAATTGTTGTAAAGCCTCTTTATATCTTTGGTCATATAGGCTTATAACATCAGCCTCGCCCTTCATAAATGTGTAGGCTTCAACAAGACAGCCATACAATAAAGTATCAGGAGCATTTGTTCCTAACCAACTTGTACCATCACTTGTCTCTGTAATTGATTGAGGTCTGTAAAAATAATGAATTTCTACTGTATATCCAGAATCAGGAGAAGGTCCAACTATAAAATAATCATCATCAAACTGAGCATAATAAGTAGGCAAGCCAGTTGTAGATGAAGATGGATATGCTTCTCTTATAAAATTTACATCTTTATTTAAAAGAAAAGTATAGTTGCTGCTTGAATCTAAGACAGCTAAAGAATAAGGATAAAGAAAGTCTGTAGGTGTTGCTAGATATGCATTAGAAGAAGTCAAAGTTCCTGTTTGATTCTTTCTAAATGCAGGCAACTGAACAGAATCCAATATCCTTTGTTCTGCTTGCTGTATCATAATCGACAGATCATCAACAAATGTGGTCTCTGTATTTTCTGTGTAATCTTGTATTGCAGATTTTAATGTTGTAAAAGTAAATGACATTAGCTTGTTGTTATAGTTAGTTTACCTATTTGACCTTTTAGTACCATATTATTCAAGTTTGAAGCGCCATAAGAGGAGTTCCATCCACCAATAGGATTCCAACCAAATAATCTTCTACTTGCTTCTAGGTCTGTTTGCGGTCTTGGTTTTCTTAAAGCTTGAGGATCAGTAACTTTTATCCTTCCTATTTGGTATTGTGGCTGATCTTTGTCTAAAACATCTTTTCCTACCAACATTCCGCTTCTTCTCTGATCTACAATCTGATTTTTTAAATCACTTAATTTGTATCTAAAACCAGTTCTATCGCATATCCCGTATGCATATTTTCCTTTTGCGTAATTACCCATTAATTATATCCACCCGGCACAAATCTAACAGAAGCCTTTACTCTATTTTCGTCTGCTGCAAGCCTCCATTGTTCTTCATATTGTTGTTTTAGAAAAGGAACTCTTTGGAAAGCTTCAGGATTTTTCTGTGCAATATAATAAGCCAAGCCTGAAACCAGACAAGGTAAAAATAATTTAGGAATATCTAAGTTATTTGAAGCTGGAGTTCCAGCATCATAAATTTGTCTTAACCTATACCATATAACTTTATATGTTTGAGTATCATCTGGAATAGGGTACAAAGTAAAGGTAGTTGAACTTGTGTTTCTATTGATTAAAATTTCATTAGGTCTACCTTGATCTAACTTATTAGGTATTCCAGCATAAGTAGAAAATGATACTCTTGTTAATTCAGTATCACTTTGAGAGCCAGAATCGCCAGCATCTGTTCTAAGATGATGCTCTAGTAAATCTATAGTATCTGCATCTAAACTATAAGTAGCTGTTCCAGCAGTAAGATCAGTAGACCCTGATTCTACTTGCCAAAGATTTAAGCCTCTATTAGCCCATTCAAGCATCATAAGATCAATACTACGCCTTGCAGTACGCAAATCGTAACCAGTTCTCATTTCAAGACCAGCTAATTCAAATGCTTCTTCCGCAGCTTCAGCTATATCTAAGTTGAAGTCGTTTGTAGTGGCTGTAGCCATAACTATTCACCATAATACTTGCGCCTTAATTGATCTTGGTACATCTCCACTTTACCACCAGTTTTATAAGATATTTTCTTTCCACGTTTTTTAGCATAAGCTTTAGCTGCTTTCTTGCCTTTTTCAGTATAAGAAAAATGTTTACTTCCTACTTTTGGCATTACTTATCTCCAGCTTTTTGCTTTGCTTTCCCTATATTTAATGCACAAATATCAATAAACTTATAAAGCTTTCCGATCCATACATCGTCTTTAGGTGTTTTAGTCACAGCAGCGATAATACTTGCTACACTAATAATTGCCATAATAATGGCTAAGAAATTTGCAAATGTTTGCATAATTATCTCCTTTTATTATAAATACTTATCATACATTATCAGGATTAAAAAGACCTTTAGCAATTAATGTTTGCCTATTAAGTATATGTTCTTTTTCAATATCCTGTTTATTTTGTCCTTGATACTTAACTGCATGAAAATCATCAACCATCATTAGGTTAATATTTTTATCATCAACATACAATTCACCAAGCACTCTTCCAAATTTACCTTTTTTATCTTTTTTAGTCTTTATAACTACTTGACCTTTATCTAATTCGTCTATTAGATACTGCTTACTCATAAGTCCTCTAACTTTTTCGTCTTTGTTTCTGGTTCTACTTTCTGGGGTATCAATACCATGTAGGCGAACACGACTGGCATAATGAATAGAAAAACCAAGATCAATAACGACATCAACAGTATCGCCATCAACCACTCTTTTAACTTCACAATTATATTCGTACATTTCCTATCTTTTTTTTCTAGCAGTTCTTGTTCGTTTAAAAGACCTATTTTTTCTTTTAGAAGTAACCCTTAGATTACTTCTTTTCTTATTTCTAGGATTTCCATCCTTATGATGTACATCTTTACCATCACCTTTTCTAACTTTCCTAGTCTTTTTTAACTTTGCTCTGCTAGTATTCCTAGCTGCTCTATTTTTCTTTTGTTTGGGTCTGCTTTGATAATTATCATATTCTTTACGATAATTCCTCTTCTTTTTACGCATTTATTCTTTTTCGCCCTTAAAGCTTTTAGAACTGCCAGAGGTACCTGCATAGAGTCCAAACCATGCTGCGCCTGCGCCTACAACA